CATAAACATGATGAAAAGATTTTGGATTAATTCTAGCTTTTGCATCTATATATTCTCCAAAATCCTTGTCTATTTGCCTAAATAATGTTTTGCTAAATGCATTTTGAAAAGCTAAATTGGAGGAGAGTTTAGCTAGCACGTTTGTCTTATAGAATATAGCAGCAGATATTTGAGCTACCGTGCTATCTTTTATTGCACCGCTGACTGGCTGTCCAGACATTAGATTAACTAATCCGCTAGCAGCCTGAAGTGCCATTGCTTCAGACGTCAATTTTCTGATTCTCCGATCTTCTTAAAGAAGTATTATATCCAACAACTGATCCAAACGGATCTGTTATTGGTGTGCTTCCAATAACCTCAAATACTGTTGGAGAATTAGTTGGATAGTTTAATTCATACCATATCGGATTCCCGTTAGCGTCACACACATTTTTTACTTTTTGTCTTAAAGTTAATTTTTCTTCAGTTCTAACTTCTATAAATTGTTCATTAGAATAAGTGTTAGAAAATGTTTGTCTGTCTAAGTTCCTAGACATCGACTGACTGATTATTCCACGAGCATAACAAGGTACAGTTTTTTGATAAATAAACTGTTTTTTAATTACACCAGTGTTTGGATCTTGTAGCTCTTGTTGAGTATATATATCTAAACTCATAGACATCAATCCGTCAACAATATTAAACATTAAACCACAACCATTTGTGTTACGACATAATCTGAAAGCAATTTGTCTGCGTAAGCTGAACCTGTTCCACTAAATGCATTTGAGGAATACTCAAAATCCCAATCTGTTGTAGATATCTTGCTGACATATCTATCTTTCCAAGCCCTATCTTTTGAGAAATAAGATCTCATTATTTCTATTGTTGCTTGCTCAACTTCATCTGGAACTGTGTCCCAGCCAAATCTAGCATATACATCATAATGTCTTCCTCTTTTAAATATATTTGGAGAAACATCATGTATAGATGGAGGAACCATACCATTTGCAATATATGTGTCTCCGTCCAACAAAGTCGACTGATTAATCTTTAATCCGAATCCACTTGTTGTTGGCTCAATTAAATATCCTAAACGATTTATGTTATTTAAGTTATCTATCCATAATTGATCATTTTGGTGTAGTGTATGAAGTCTCCACATTTTAGAAGATAGAGGCAATGTGTCTGAATCATTTCCCATTATTGTAAATGTATTGTCATACAAATAAAATTTCTGTCCAGTGTAATGTTCAACCATTTTTCTTGCATACTTTTCCGCCATTCTTATTTCATGATATGTCTTATAATTTGGATCATTTGAATCGGACCCGAGGCCAAGATCCTCTATCGCTTCTTGAATTGAAATATATGGAGTTACAACATCCAGATAAGTTATATGAGTATGATCCACGCCCTCGTATTCATATTCCCACTTCAACATATATTTTATGTTTCTATCTATATAATTTGTTGGAGGATATGTTGAATATGATCCAACATCTACCTCTGAAGGATAAGCGACAATACTAAATCGTGGTATCGTTGAATTTATTGGAGGAACTATTAATGGATCTTTTGTTATGTCGAAAAATTTAACGACTACGTCGCCATCTGGAACAACTGGCTCTCCTCTTACATAAAGCTTTGTTGTTACTGGCGTATTATTGTCTTTATATATTTCTGCCATTTAGCAGGTTTAGTTATAGTACTCCTGTACCTCTCTTGGCGTAGCCAATCTAAACCCTTCCTCCTTGTCAAAAATTTCTTGTGCTTTTTCAGGCTTCATAGCTACAAAAGGATGTTCTTTTGTGAACGTATGTCCTGCAATATCATATCTATAATTTGCACGTGTCATTCTAACCAAAACCAGGTCATCTTCTAACTCTTGGTTAGGGTCAAACTTTGGTAAAATTTCTGGTGCTTCCTCTTTTGAGTCTTCTATGTTTTTTAGTGTGCTTTGATAGACTGACCAAGTTACGCCTTCTTCTGCCAATGCGGCAATAATATCTGCTTTATTTTTTAGTCCATCTGTTTCTACGGCAAAATCGCCAGCAATTTGCTTTAGCTCTTTTACCTTCAGTGTGTCAAATGACATATTTACTCCTTTGGTATGTAAATAAATTATAGCATTAGTAGGTTAAAAGGAAAAGCCCCCAAAAATAATTTGAGGGCTTTTCAGCAGTTTTAATTCCTATTTATTAATTAGGAAGCAACTTTAACGTTCTTAACAACAACCCACGCATCTGCCTGCTCGATTTGGCATCCAACACGAGTATACATTGTATATTCGAT